CATGCTGACGCAAAATGTGATTTACATCACACTCTTCTTTAAACTCTTGCCGCGTCATATCCTCCTCAATACTACACACCACATCACACTTTGCTTCCTTCGCGGCAATCATCGCCAAATCATCCAAGGAATACGCCATTATTTGAACATCCTCAAAATAGGAATCAACATGTTTAACATTTTCGACACATTACCCTTATCCGTCTGCATTTGCTCCAAAAATTTCCGATCAAACTCATTAATCGCCGCGCTAGTACTCTGCGCTTTCGCTTGCGCAGCTAACGCCGAATTACTCGCCCGAATCGAATCGGGCGTCAACGACGTCGCTTCAAACTGCGACGCAATACTCTTCGCCAACGGCGAACTCATATCAACGGACTGACCACTCGCAATCGCGTTCCACACGCGTTGCTCCATAGAACGCTTATCTGAATCAAACCCAGCAATCGCAGCCTCCGCTTTCGCTTTCGCCTGCTGCTGCGTTGCAATATCCAACTGCTTACGCACTAAATCCAATTGCGCTCTATTCATCGCCGCCTGCTGCGCCGACGAGACCGCGCCTGACAACTCTCCCCCTATCTGCGCCTGAATTCCCCCAGGGGAACTCGCGCTATCACCAAACGCTAACGCAGGATTAAATCCCGCGGCTTCTAAATCCGCTTTACGACGCTGTACCGCCGTACTAGACATACGCTCTGAAAACGCCTCAGCTCGCCTCGCCTCAGCTCGCTGCGCTTGGTTTTGCTGCCGCCGCCCTAAAATATCTAGAGCGGCGGGAGCAAGCTTACCAACCGCTTTCCCAATAGTCGATAGGATCGCGGGAAAAGACATTAAAACCGCCCAAGCGTAACAGGCGTACCAAACATCGGAATCGGACGAACCGCCTCACGCTGAATAAGAATATCAGCCAAATACTCAATATTCTGCGTTGCGGCCGTCTCACCGGCCGACAGAACACGAGACATCGGCGGTGTATCCTGAATGAACGTCTGGCCTAGCGTCGGTGAACTAGCAAAATTCTGACCCAAATGCCACGCATTCAGCGTCGAAGGCACATTCGTACGAAACCGACCAGTAATATCAGAATACCGCGTACGATACTCGTGCCACCGCTCCTGATACCCAAACACATTATCATCAGCCGACGCACCAGTGGCGTAAATCTCCTTCAGCAAAATAGCCTGTTCGCCAAGACCCGCCAAAGACGGCCAATAAAAATCATACCGCGTCCGCCTCGAAAAAGTCCGCGGAATGCCCTGATTATACGATAGCTCGGAACGAACAGAAATAAGACCGATAATGTACCCATGCTCGGTCGAAGCATACGATGCCATATGCTTACCCACCGAAGTCGCAGCAGCACCAAGAATACCAACAGTTCCCGCGCCGCCAGTGGTCTGCGCCACCGGCGTAATATTCAGCGCCGAACTACCGCCGCCGATATACTCTGGACGCTGCTGCCGAGCATCAGGTGAAATCACTCCAAAATGCGAACGAACAATCTCCGTATAACGAGTGCCCCCACGAGCATCTCGCTCCAGCAACTGCTGCACCAAAAACGCCTGACGAAATGAATTAACACTCGCCTCAGCATACACCTGCGGATATCCCGCAGCTGTGGCCTTCATCCAATACGGAACCGTCATATTGTACGCATTCGCGTAACTCGTATTATTCGGCTGCGAAAACGTATCAACGACCGCGCCTATCGCTCCAGTACCAATATTCAGATCCGCTGCCGCTATACCAAGTCCTGACACCGCCGATTGAATCGACGGCGCAGTAAACTTCTGGGGCCACGGTAGCGCACTCGTAAAATAATCCTGTGACTTCGCACGACGAAACGGATACCCAGACACACCGATCGTGCTTAGAAAATCAGCGCCATCGCCCATATACAAGCTAGGAGATGCAATCAAATTTTCATCTCTAAACCACTCTGAATAAATCAAATTATATGCGCGAAAAGGCAACGCATTAACCGTCGGACCAGCAACATACTGACCGCTACTCTGCGGAACAAGTCCAAAATAATCCCAAATCGAACCAACTCCTGCTTCCGCAACTTGATTCCAACTCATACCAGGAATGTTTAGAGCAATGCTCTCATTCGGAGCAGACTGCTCGCCCATAAAACGTTTCCAATTCGACCACACAAGCCGATTCGGCACAAAGAAAAAATGCGTATCAATCCGCTGATTATCCATCAGCGGAAAATACGGCGTCGCCATACGCACATACGCCGTACAATCATACTTCAGATGATCACCCGGCAACACTTCGTCAACCAAAAACGGAATCAGAAGCCCCGCATTAAACGTCGTTTTTCTAGTAAACGACCCAGTAAACTTCGAACGCGGCACATCAGGCCGCTGAATCATCGCGCTATCTTGCTGACTCGCAAGCTTACGCGCAGGTAATTGATACGACATCAGCCAATCGCCTCATCAAGTTTAGCAGCCTCAGCAGCATCCTTCGCTTGCTTCCACTGCGTTCCGGTAAAAATCACCGACGGGCACCCGTCAGTAGAAATCTGTCCATTATCATCAACAACACCAAGAGCCAGCATCTCATAATCATCAGGATGGTTCGCAGGATAACTCTTGCCATCCGACAACACATCATGAAAAAAACGAATAGCAGCAGCGTCGGCCTTAAAGAGCCACACCTGCTGCCCAATGCTCTCCGCTACCTTGTCACGAATCGCGTACACAATCATCCGTATCTCCTCCCTGCCGATTGAAGTGAAAGCCGCGCCTTCGCATTCGCTTCGGACGCGTCCAACTGGTCCCGCGTTAAAGCCTTTCTATGCTTCCAACGCTCATACTGCACTTCCTCGACCAACAACGGATCAGCGTTTGCCTTAAACGCCTCATGCAAATATCGCGGCACAGGATACTTCGTGCCATCCAATACCGCATATCTCGACCAACTCCAAAAAAACTTCCGCGCCTCACCGCCGATGCCAGGACGCCTGGACATCAACAAAAACGGCGCTTCTCGACCATACAGCTCACCCGTACTTTTGTCAAGAACCTCGTTAAACTCTCCATGCCACCCTTCCTTCTTACTGCAATAACCAGCCACATACTTTATCGCAGCGGGTGTCAACGCATGTATTCCAACATGCCCAAACGGCCAAGCCTTACGAATCGAGGATTCCGTACCCTCGATTCCGTACAAAATCGCGTGGTAGTGAGGTCTCCCACCACGCTCGCCATACTCTCCGCAACCAAAAAATCGGATTTTCTCAGACGACAGACGCGCTCGTAAACGCTTAATGTAGCCGGAGAGATGATCTCGCCTAATGGACCGATACGCGGGCAAATTCTCATCCGAATACGTGAGTGTAGTCCAACACGCTTTCGCATGATTCGCCAACTCCAAACGATTACGGATAGCCCACGACCGAGCTCGGTCCATACGGCACCCAAGACAGCCACCACACGGCATATCCATCGCTTCGCGATCATCAGACTCAGGCCTCCTCAGCGTTACCTTGCCGTCAAGTCGCCACATCCGAAACGGATGATGGCACGCCACGCTTACAGCCTCCAACCGCCTCGCAGCGGATTCCGAAGATTGAGCGCCATCGTCTTACCTGCACGGGCCTTAAACCGCTTCGCGGACCGACCCTTCCCTGCTCCCATCCGTCGCATAGCCGTACCCTCAAGGTGAATGGTGAAAAGCTGTCAGTTAGCACGTATTTATCAAGTATAGTATACGTGCTAACCTAGCGCGCCCCCCTCTGGGGGGCTTGCTGACGGGCTAGACCCCTCGGAGGGTACCTCCGATGGCTCTAGACCCGTTTTAATCGCTCCTGAGGCAACTGCGGCCAAAAATGACCCCAAATCTGGGTACGCCGCACGAACCTCATCAGGAGCCGAATCATACCATAGCTGAAAAACAGACCTCGACTGCATCTGCACAGTCAGATCATCATCAAAATTGTGCTCACCATACTGAACAGGTCGCACCATAAAACCATGCTGACGCAAAATGTGATTTACATCACACTCTTCTTTAAACTCTTGCCGCGTCATATCCTCCTCAATACTACACACCACATCACACTTTGCTTCCTTCGCGGCAATCATCGCCAAATCATCCAAAGAATACGCCATTATTTGAACATCCTCAAAATAGGAATCAACATGTTTAACATTTTCGACACATTACCCTTATCCGTCTGCATTTGCTCCAAAAATTTCCGAT